TATTTTAAATTCAGAAGGATTCATTTATTGTAAGGATGATAAAATTAATTTCTCATTCCCTTTCCAAGCACAAAATGGATATGGCAATATGATTTTTATGAAAGCATATTATTCTGTGAAATTTGAAAATGGAAAAAATGTAGAATCACATTTTGTAATGTAAATAATTAATAATAAATCATTGGGGGTAAAATAATTGCGAAATAAAAATATAGATTGAACAAAGCGATTATCGGTAGCAATTATTTGCCCCCTTTATTATAAAAAAATGGAACAGAAAAAATTTGACCTAAAAACTATAAGTGGATTTTCATCTACAATTATAAATTATAAAACGAGTATTGGAAAATTCCTAAATCCACGATACGGAATTACTCCCGAAGATTTTATTGAAACCTGTATTCGTGCAGTAAAAGAAAATCCTAAATTATTACAATGCGACCCTAAATCTCTTTTTGGTGCAGTTCTATTAAGTGCAGAAGTTGGACTAAAGCCAAATACATCACTACAACATTCTTTTATCATTCCATACAAAGGACAAGCGAAATTTCAAATTGGATATAAAGGACTTATTGAAATAATGTATCGTAATCCACGAGTAAAACAAATTACGGCAAGAGCAGTATTTGAAAATGATGAATTTGATTATGGTTATGGTTTAAATCCATATCTAAATCACAAACCTGCAAGAAAAGATAAAGGTAAATTAGAATGTGTTTATGCTACTTGTTTAGTGGATAATGAACCTATTTTTGTGGTTGTTGAAAAAGCAGAGTTAGATGCAATTAGAAATATTTCGCAGACGATAGATAGTCAATATTCCCCATACAATAATGGTACAGATGTTCACAATTGGATGGAGATAAAAGCAGGTATTAAATCACTTTCAAAATTAATCCCTACATCGAATAATATTGAAATGGCAAAAGCCGTAGAATACGATTCTAAATTTGAAGGTGGTGCGAGAGTTTTAGTAGAATTACCAAATAGTCCAAATGAAATTGTTGAGCCAAAATTAGTAGAGGGAAATGTAGTTAGCCAAACACTTGATACGGCATTTGATTTTGTTGAAGAAAGTATTGAAGAAATACCCGAACCAATTATTGTTAATTCAACTGCTACAACAAAAACAAATACTACTCAACCTGTCGAAACGAAACAAGAAGTTAAACCTGTAAAAAAAGAAGGTTTTGAATGGGAATTGCCTAATGAATCAAAAGATTCCATAGGTGAAAATGATAGTTCAGATGAGATTGACGATGTGAGTTTTAATTTCCCCGATAACGATGAAGATGATGAAGATGTAAATTCAACATTATTCTGATGGATGTAAATGAGTTCAAAGACAAGTTTTCATTGAAAGATGGTAGGGTTGTAAATAAAACTAAATCATCAAAATTCAATAATAGAAAATCATTAATTGATGGGCATACTTTTGATTCAATTAAAGAAAGTGAGTTTTATGGTTCATTGAAACTTAAAAAACAAGCAGGATTAATCAAAGATTTTCAAATGCAAGTTCAATATGACATTATAGTAAACAATATTCATATTGCATATTACTATTTAGATTTTCTAATTGAAAACAATGATGGTTCTTTTGAATACATTGACATTAAGGGTAAAGATAAAAAGTCCAATAAATTTATCAAGACAAGTGTATTTGCTATTAAAAAAAGATTAGTAGAAGCACTTTATCATATTAAAATCACAATCTTATGAGTTATCGTTTAACCAACATTGAGAAGTGGAAAGATTTATGGTTTTCTGATTTATCTCTCCACGCAAAATTATTGTTCTTTTATTTTGTTGAAAATTGTGATAATGCAGGATTTTTTGAAGTCAATAAAAAGTTTATGTTATTTCACACAGGACTAACAGAAGAACAATTAATGGAAGCAGGAACAGAATTAAAGAAATCATATATTAAAAGCCACGATGGAACTAAATTATGGTTCAAGAACTTTTTGAAATATCAGAAAAAATTACCGCTTAATTCAGCGAATAATGTTCATAAGCAAATCATTCATTTAATCCACGAAAATTTATCGGATGAAAAGAAATTCAAAGGTAATGCCGTAATTAATTATTTGCTACCTACGGATTTACAAGTAGGTAGAGTTGTAAGAAAGAAAAAAGAAGTTTCCGAAGAAAATAATACAGAACCAATACCAACTATTAAAACACAGAAATTTATTAAGCCATCTGCCGAAGAAGTATTTGAATATATGGTTGAAAAGGAATTTGAATTTGCTAAAATTGAATCAGAAAAATTCATTAATTTCTTTGAATCAAAAGGTTGGAAGGTTGGTAAAAATGCAATGAAAAGTTGGAAAAGTGCAGTTGCTAATTGGATAATTAATTTCTATGATAGACATAAAATTGATACTACTAAAAAATCCAAATTAGAAGTTATTGAGGAATCACACGCTTTAAACGAAAATATTGATTGGAACGAAGTTTATAAAGAATCTACAAATGAGTAACATAATTAAATCTAAAGCGGTATTTATACCGAAAGAAGTTAGCAGTAAAAGCCGAAGTGTTTATCAAGCAAATTCATCGGTAATGATTAAAAATGTGGAAGATAAAAACATTGTGGTTGGTGCAATTCATCAAGCAGTTAATAGGTCTATTGCTGACAAAGGCATTAATATGAATGTTGAGGATATGAATTATCTTAAATTAAGCATCACAGACGACATTTTAAGAGATTTCCCTACACTTACCCTACAAGACATTAGTTTGTGTTTCTCAATGGGTGTGAGGGGCAATTTAGGGGAGTATTTTGGAATCAATGTAGTTTCACTTTACGGATGGCTTAAAAAATATAAGGAAGAAGTAATTCCCGAAGCAGTAGGTGAGGTTCATAAATATCTACCACCTGTCGAAGAAGAAACCTTTGTTGACTACAAACAATTAGATTTGGACAAAGTGGATAATTTATATTCAGCAATTAATTTATTCAATACAGATGGCATTTATGAATTTGAGGATTTCGGAAATATTCATTATAATTTATTGAATAGATTAGGTATTTTGGATAGCATTTCTGAAAGCGAAAAAGAGTTATTGAAAGAGGATGCACGAGAATTATTAATTACTGATATGAAGGATAAAAATTTATCACTTCTCAAACAGGGTAAAAAATTTCAGTTAAACGATATTAATCTGTTATTAGAAAAGATTGAATATGGTGAAAAAGATACTGAAACGATTATCGAAATTTCATATCGAAAATTGTTATTGAAAAGGTTTATTGTAAATTTTAAATCAAGCAACAAAGATTTGGAAGAATTTAAAAATGATTTGATTACTAAAATTGAACAACATTATGGAAAATGATTTGATTACAATTGGAGAAAACATCAAGCGATATAGATTAAAAGCAAAAATCACTCAAAAGGAACTTGCTGAAAAAATTGGTGTAACGCATTTTTGGGTTTGTAAATTAGAAAAAGGAAAAAAAAATTCAACGATTAATTTATTGATTGCAATAAGCAGAGAATTGAAAATTGATTTGAACGATTTAACTAAATAAATTGAATTATGGATTTACAATATTACGACAAGAAATTTGTTATTAAGGATTTAGATTATGAAATGGTGCAGGTAATATTGAATGGAATAAATTGCGAAAGGAAAAAAATAATAGATACTATATCTTATCTAAATAATTGTCTGCATCAAGATTATACTACATCTCAAAAATATGAATTTCGTGTTCAGATGGATTATTTGAAAAATAGATGTGACGAATTAAATGATATTTGGCACAATGGTAAAATGCAATTAGAAAATATGTCTTTTATTAATAAATGAATGTATTTGTTTTTATTATCTAATTTTTTTTATACATAATTTTTATATTTGCATAGATAAATTAGTTTTTATACATAAAAATATTTTACAATGGACACAATACAATCACAAGTTCCTTCTTTCGGGGTTTTTGATAAACTCGGAGATTATGGAGTATTAGGACTTGTTGTTTTAGCATTAGGTTATGTTGGGTGGATTCTTTTTAAAAGACACCTTGATAATCAAGATAGAATTAAACAAGAATTAGAAAATAGCAAAAAACGTAAGAAATAATGTCATTTGGTATTTTTGATTCATTACAACAATATGGTATTCTTGGGTTAGTTGTTTTAGCACTTGGGTATGTTGTTTGGATTCTTTTCAATAGAACTCTGAAAAGTGAAGATGATTTAAGGAAAAAAGTAGATGAACTTGAAGGTGAGCATAGAGAAGAACTGAATAAAACTATTAAGGATAGTGTTAAAAGTTCTAATTCCTTAAAAGATACTATATTAACTTTGTTTGGTCAAGATTTTAGGAAAAATAAGTAATTATGAAAAAGAAAAAAAGGCTAATTTTAGGATTAGGTATTTGTTTCATATTAATTGTGTGTATTCAGATTTTTTCAAGTGGGCATACGCACGTTGTAGTAGTTGAGGAGAATGTTTCCCTTACTAAAGAAAATAAGGGTCTTAAAAGCGAGAATAGAGGTCTAAAAAAAAGTGTTAGTGAATTGAAAGCCGAAAATAAAGAATTGGCAACTACTTCGGGAAATATGAAAAGTTTGGTTGGTCAAATTGTTGGTCAATTGGATAGCACTAATAGTGTGGTTAAAAAAATAAAAACAGAATTAACTGATGAAAAAGATAAAACTTCTCGTATTTCTAATGGTGAGCAATTTAATTTTGTGCCAATCAAACTACCCGTTGAAAACGATAATCAAAGGAGATAGTGTCGTTATTCTGAAAGTAGAACAAGCAGATGAAATAAATAAGATTTTTGAAAGACAAAAAATACAAATGCAAGAGTATAAAGATACGATTGCAGAACTTAAAAAAAAAGTAGTTACAAGGGATTCAGTTATTTTGAATATGACTGAAATACAACAAGAAAAAGAAGATTTTGACTCAACGATAGCACAAAGGCTTGATTTGATTGAGAATTGGTTATATTATTCATCCATTGAGGGTGCTTGGATGTATTACTCTTTTAAAGATAGTTTGATTTATCGTGTAGATTTATCAAATTACAAAGTAAGAAAAGACAATAACACGGGGGATTTATACTTTTATTGGTGTGAAGATTACGACAAAGATAATATGGTAGATGAGTTCATAAACTTGAAGGAATCACCAACGATGGATTGGCAAAAAGAAATAAGAAGGTCACGCAGACCAAAAATAGAAATAGTACCTGTAAAACAATAATTATGAGAAAATTTTTTAGAGAATTAATTAGTGATGACAACCACATTAACGAACAAGCGTTTGTTGGTGTAATTTCGTTTTTTGCAATGGTGTTTGTTTTGCTTGTTGACGTAGTGACAGGTATTTGGAGTAAAGAGTTAATAATTAAGGAGTTTATCTTTGATGGTTTTATGCTTTTGACTCTTGGTGCATTTGGAATTACAACGGCAGGTAGAATATTTAGCCTAAAGAAAAAAGCAAAAGAAGAAAATAGTGATTCACAGAAAGAAGTAAACGCTTTACCAAATACAGAAGAAAATGAAAATAACTAAAACATCAAATAAAGGTATTGATTTAATCAAATCTTTTGAAGGTTTCAAATCTAAACCTTATAAATGTTCAGCAGGTGTTCCAACAATAGGATATGGAGCAACATTTTATCCTTCTACAAACAAAAAAGTTTCGTTGCAAGATAAAGAAATATCAGAATCACAAGCAGTTGAACTTTTACAGAATATGCTTACAGGATATGAAAAATCAGTTGATAGTTTTTGTAGAGATGATATTAATCAAAATCAATTCGATGCTTTGGTTTCATTTGCATATAATTTAGGCTCAAATAGTTTGAAAAATTCAACCCTCCTTAAAAAAGTAAACTTAAATCCAAATGATGAATCTATTAAATTAGAATTTATGAAATGGGTTAAAGCAGGTGGACAAACTTTAAAAGGTCTTGTGAGAAGAAGGGAAGCCGAAGCAAATTTATATTTTACTCCAATTATTTAAAATAAGAGATATGATTATAAAAAAAGGCGACAATAATGAAATTGTCAAAAAAATTCAAGAGTTTTTAGGAGTTGAACAAGTTGGTAACTTCGGTGAGAAAACAGAAAAAGCAGTTAAAGAATGGCAATCTAAAAATGGTTTGGTTGCTGATGGTATAGTAGGTGATAAAAGCCTTGCAAAAATGGGTATTGTTGTTGATGCAATAGCAAAAGGAATTGCAGACGCTATCTTTCCAAAAGTATTAGCATACAACAAAGATATTATTGAGAAAGCAGTTAAATCAAAAGGCTATAAATGGTTTGATGATAAAGATATGCTTTTGAATATTGTTGGTGTTAGAAATTCATCTGTTGGTCAAAAAGTTACTAATGCTTTTGATGACAAATTGACTATTTCTTATAAAGAAAATGGTGTTTGGCAATATAAAGAATGGACTAACACAACCGATGCAGGTAAAAAAGGTGTTTTGCAGTATCATAATTCAAATGGAGTTGCAAGATTAGTTGAAGGACAATATATTGGTTCACACGCAATAGGATTACATCAAGGTAAATATGAAGCATTAAGACAAGTAAAAGCAGTTAAAGTTTTTCGTGATGCAAATAAAGATTTGATGTTTGATGAAAAAACAATTCAAGAAGGCGTTTTTGGAATTAACATCCATAAAGCAGGAGTTGATTCAACCTTTGTTGAGAATTGGTCAGAAGGTTGTCAAGTATTTAAAAGGTCAAAAGATTTTGATGAATTTATGGAAATTGCAAGAAAATCCAAATCAATTAATGGAAATAGTTTTACCTATACCCTAATCAATTCAAATGATTTAATATAAAATGGAAACTCCTTTTTTTGAAAATTATCAAAAATCTATTTTAAGAGCATTATTTATTTCCATTTTTATAATTATTGGTTTGATTTTAATTATTTTTTCTATTTATCCTAAAGAGGATATTTCTAAAGATTTGATTGAAAAATTTAAAAAGGAAAAGCAAGAAATAATTAATAGAAGTTACAATCAGATTGATAGCCTTAAAAGGTTAAATGAGTTACAAGAAGAAACAATTGATAAAGCCAACTTTAAAATTGATAGCCTAAAGCATATAAAAACCAAAGTTGAAATAGTTTATCAAAATAAACTAAAACAAATAAATGAGTATAATTCTAAACAAATTGAAAACTATTGGCAAGAACAATTTAATAAATAATATTAAAGGTTTTTGCTTATTGCTATTTTTTGTATTACCATTTTTATCGTATGGTCAAAAATATCCATCGGTAACATTTGATGGAAAAGATACTTTACTAATGTTCACAATTGCACAAGGAAAGCAATTAATTGCACAAAATGAGGAAAGGTTAAAGGACAAGCAATTAATCCTCTTAAATGTGGCTCAAATTAGCCAACAAGACACTATCATATCAAGTCAAGATACACAAATCAATAATTTATTGCTAATCAACACAAACTATGTGAACATAATTAAGCAAAAAGATGATTTGATTTCTATTTGTGAAACTGAAAAGCAAATATTAGAAAAAGAAGTGAAAAGACAAAAAAGGCAAAAAGGAATTGCCATAATTGGAGGTTCTGTCGTTTCAATCTTGTTAATTATTCTTTATAAATAATATCCAATAAAAAACCCCCAATTTTGGTTGGGGGATAATCTAACCTGTAACGAGCATTAAGGTAGATTTATAGTGTGGCAATAAGTGTAGTTAAAAAGACACCACCAAGACCACCTACTATGGCAATCCACTTACCTCTTTTTTGCTTTTTAATTTCTTTGGTTAATTATTTCTTTTCATCTTCACAAACACTAATTAACTTGTCTTTATCTTCAACATTTTACTTTATCCAAAGAATCTATTTTATCATTCATCCTATCAATTTCTTTTTTTTTTAATTCATTGTCTTTTTGTAATCTATGAATGATTAATACCCTGTTTTTAATACGTTCTTCGTAATCTGTTTTCAATTCCTTACGGATTTTAGATACCTCACGCTTTAATTGAACATTTCTATTCCATTGATTAACTGCTAACATAAGAAATATCAATACAACCCATATTAAAACGGCTACGCTAATCTTACGACTTGATAATTCTCTTAACTCCGATGAATCCATTGTTAAATTGTTTCGTTGTAAATATTGACTTCTTTTATTTTATCAAGATTATATTTCTTAAATAATTTAGAAGATGTATTATAAATTTCGGGTGGAAATCTTTTATCTAATGTTTTCTTTAATTCACTCAAAACATTAAGGGAATAATCTTTCGTTTCTTTATTTATGCTTTTGTCATTATTCACGCCACTTAATAAACTATTGTAATTTCTATAAAGTAAACCCCATACTGACCAACCTGCATTTTCGCTAATTTTACTCCCTGTATCTTTGTCGTACAAACTATTATTCTTATACTCATAATGACTTAATGTGTCATTAAATTGAGATAATTTTTTTTCAGTAATTTTAACTGCCTGTGAGTTTTTATCTACTTGTGGGGATTGATTTAATTTGACAGGTTGTGAATCTGATTTATCATTATTGGTTTTTTTATTTGTTTTTTTCTTTTTACGATAGTATAAATATCCTAATGTGCCAAGAACAGACACAGAAATAATCCCAATAATTAACCACTTTTTATTCATAATATTAAACTAATACATAACCACTTTTATCAACTTTACCATCGTTTACTAATGCTCTTAATTGTTTTGTTGATTTACCATTCGGCTTAATGTAAAAATGCACAGGGTCGTGATAACTACCAAAGTTTCCATCCCCACCCCAAAGTAAACCTAATTTTTCAGATAACGGCACAACTCCACTATCTCTCCATTCTTTACTTGAATCTGCTTTCTTTAAAAATATATTACCATCTTTATTTTTTACGTTAATATCAATAGCATATCCAAAATTATGACTTGAATAACCTGCCTTTGCATTACTACTATTTTGATTATGAAGTGCTTCTTGTTCTTTAAATGTCCTGTAACCACTCGTTGCATAAGCACTATATCCAAGTTCTTCTTCAATCTTACTGAAAAATTCGGCTATTCTACCACGATATTTTGGATGCAATTTATTTACTACACTTCGAGTTTTTTCATCTTTATACCATTTGTATTTGTCATTGAAATACTTGCTATAATCTTTTGATGAACCACTTAAAATTATTTTTTTGGTAATAAGTAAACCTACTACTACGGATATACTAACACCGACTAACAAGACAATCCAAAGATTTTTATTTGAAATCGGATTAATATTATTCATTGAAAATCAATTTTAATTTGTCAATAAATTATTGTTGAACAATCGTAGTTATTACTTGATTGTTTGGTTTCGTTATTTTAAACTCAACTCGTCTATTTTTCTCTCTATTAGCATCGCTATCGTTTGCCACAAGTGGTTTACTCTCACCGAATCCTGTTGCCGTAATTGTATCAAGCAATACACCTTTAGTAATAAGATAGTTTTTAACTGCATCAGCACGACCCTGTGATAATTTCATATTGTAATCATCTGAACCTTTGTCGTCAGTATGCCCTTGAATTTCCAAAGTCCAATTCTTTGCTTTTTTCAAAGTATCTGCTAATTTGTCTAAATATGGATAACTATCTTTTTTAATATCTGCTTTTCCAAATTCAAAATTCAAATTATCAAATACATCAGCAAGAACTTCGTCTGTATTATCCTCTACTTTTGGTTTAGGTCTGTTCATATAAATATATGCACCAACACCTACGATAACAACTATTATACCTGCTATCAATACTATTTTTGTTGTTTTAGTTAAAGCCATTTATTTTAATTTATAGACAATCATTCCTGTTTTTGTCTTGGTTGCTACATAAGTTTTACCATTGTAAGTAAATGATTTAGCACCTTCTTTTCGTGCTTTGTTCATTAATGTAAAATATTCGTTTGCCATAATTTCTATTTTTTATATGTTTATTTATTTATTAATGTTTTGGATATTCACTTTTGGTATATTTATGAAAGAACTGACGAATATAAATTCCTGTTGGATTTTTATAATCAAGAACAAGTTTATAATCTTTTCCACCTTTTCTTTCTTTCATTCCTGCTTCTTGTTTTTTTGCTCTCGCATCTGCACCACCACCTGCTGAACCATAAGTCATAAAACCTGTATATGCTTTTCCATCTTTACTTGGTTCTAACTTTGCTTCCCAAGTTACTTTATAATTTTTTGAATCAACATTTACTTTTAAATCTGTAACATCGGGATTAATTCCATCTTTATACATTTTAACTAATGCTTCTTGAATTTTAGTGGACATTCTTCCTCCAAAACCATCTGATTTTCTTCTTTCAAAACTATGTAAAGCATCTGCCATATTAGGTGTTCCTTTCGGAACAACATATTGACCTTTTACAATGACAGATTTTTTTCTTCTGCTTTTCTTAATTAATAAAATAATTAGCAAGGTAGTTACAATAGCACCACCAACCCCTGCAAGAATATATATTTGTTTTTTATTCAATTTATTTCATTTTTTTTAACTCTTTCATAAACTTGTATGCACCAATTCCATAGAATAATAACATAGCAATACTAACCAAAGTTGCTAAATTAACCACTTTTAGAATTTGTGCATTTCTTAATTCTTCAAGTTGAATTTTTTTTTGTAAATCTTCTTCCATAATTACCATAATAATTGGTCGGCATACCAACCATTTGAATACAATTGTTTTCTGTCTTTTGAGTGCCTTATTTTATACAATTTTCTTCTTTCTTTTGCAGTTCCTTTTGGCACTTTTCCTTTTTTCTCTAATTCCATATAAGTCGGATAATCTTTATATCCAATAGCACCAATACTCGCCAATTTAGTTCCATTTTTATAAACATCAATTTTCTTACCTGCGGTTTTGCTCGGTCTTACATTGACACCTATTTTTTTGGCTTTTGATTTTGTATAGGCACTTATCTTATACATAATTAATCTTTTTTAGGTGGTGGAATAACGTCATCGCTTCCTACCCACAACTTACACCAATGGTCAAGTTTTACATTCCCTTGAATTTGTGAACATATTAACTCCTTATTTACCCATCGCATAAATGTAAATCTACAATTACCACAATTTTGTCCACGATAAGGTTTACCTTGATAATTACTATCTTTTTTGGTCATCTTATATGGTGGCGTACCCGAACCAAGCAACCAATAAAGCAAGGGTTTATTCTCCTTGTTTTGATTTGGTAATCTGCGAAATTCTTCAATTGCCTGTTTAACATACTTGTTGGCATTTAAACCTGCTTTTGGGTACAGATATTCATTATCTATTGATTCATTTTGAGAACCAAAAAATTCTTCAAATATGTCCATAATACCTAATTAAGCACCACACCCACAAAACGAAGATTTTTCTTCGGATGGTTTCGGTTTGATATTAGTAACACTTGCTTTTTCACGATTAACAAGAATGTTGTAAAATACAACTGCCGTTGCTAATCCGATACCTACAAACATTAAATTTTGTTTTGTCATTAATTCTTTCATATCTTCTATTGTTTAAGTTTAATATTTTTTATAAAATTAGGCAATTTATTGTTCTTCTTCAAGTACATATAAATTAGTGTTCCTGTTACACCAATTGTAAGTATTGACAAACCTACACCTAACCATATTTTTTTGTTGCTTTTATCATTAGAAGTATTCGGTTTATCATTTTGAATATCTAATAAATTATCTTTATTTGCTCTTAATTTTTTTAATGCAACTTGAACATCTTCTGTTTTTATTGATGCTTTATCTCCACCGCCACTATAATATGATTCATTTTTTTGAATTTGTCTTTTACTTCCTTTTGTAGCATAAGGCACTCCAACGGATGACCAAATCTTTGCAACTGATAAAGATGCACTTTCTAAATTTTGCTTTGTATCGGGAACATTACCTAATATATAATTTTTAATAGAAGGTCTGCCCAATAACAATTGCAATCCCATTTTATCTTGGGTTTGCTTGTTATATTTTGTGCTATCGGGTAATTTTAAACTTGTTTGTAACCCTTTTAAAGTGGGAGGTATAATTTGATACCTGCCTGTTGCCCATAATTGACCCGTATTATCTCTACCTCTTGACTGATATTTTTTTAAATCTGCAAGAGTAGTATCTGCACTTAATTCTTTTTTTAATAATGGATAACGAGTTCCATAACTTCCTTTTATATAACCTTTTAACTTCTTTCCCGAAACATAATAATTATGGTCGTCATAGGTTTTAGATTCACCTTTTAGAATTACATCAAAAAAATCTGTTAATGCACTCATTACTTGCTATTTTTAATAACTGCAAAAACACCACCATATCCTTTTGTGTCTTTTGACTTATCTATCTTACCATCCTTTAAAATGTAATTCTTTTTTGATACAGAATCACTTACATTACCACCTATACCTACTGCCGTATTTCCACTAATACTTGTGATTACATCACAATGCGACTTATAACCTGCAACCGATTCATAAGTAACTCCCGATTGTCTTGGATAACATACTAAATCACCAACTTTAACTTCTACTTCGTTAGGTTTGTATGCCTTGAATTTTTTAGAATTATTTTCCTTTCGGTTTTTAACCGCTTGTGCAATATATTGAGAATGTGATTGTGCATAATCAAAATCATCACCTGCACCTGCTTTACGCATCAAGTAAGAAATAAATGCCGATGACCACGCTTCATTAATATAGTAATTATCATTTTGCTTAACACCTGCACCTTCTTCCCAATACTTTCTTAATCTTGGTAGAGTATCTTGATTCCCTTCTTTTATTTTGCCGTTCTTATTCCACGCATCAAATTCTTCATTGGCTAAATTGACTAATTTCTTTTTAAATGAACTCTGTTTTTTAGGTTTTGAAAATAGGTATATTAACGAGATAGTTAATAAACTAACCCCACCCAATATTCCCCATACTTTTACCTTATCATTCATTTCTTCAAAATTCGTAAAACATTTTTAATTATGGAGTGATTCAAATATCCTGTAATAAATGCAAATACATCTCTTGCAGAAGAACCATCACTCAATTTAATACCGAAAATATCGCTTAAACTTTCAGACATCAATAATAGAGCGAAAATTGAAACAATAGATAATATTAAACGAATCCAATTATCTACATCTGAAATATAGTAACCTAAAGAAATTGGAATACTTTTATTTTTCCTATTTAAAATGTGAATAAGAATATGTATGAACATACCTAAAAAAGCAAGTAAAGTATATTCCCAATTCAAATTAGTTAGCATCCTTTTTGATTTGTTGAATTTCTAAATATGTTTTGTAGGTACTTAATCCATAATATGTTATTATGACTGCCGAAACAATCAAACTAATATTACCTACTTTTTTTATGTTAATTTTTTTTAGTAAATCTTCCATCAATATCTAATTTTAGCACCAAAATCAAGTGTCTGTTTATCAACTAAATAACCATCCTTGTCTTTTACATAAAAGACCATTAATTTTTTATCACTTGTAAATATTAGTTTATATTTATCGGAGTAAGTAGCACCTGCGTTCATTTCACCATCATTACCAAGTGAAACAGATTTTTTATTCCTACCAAATTTTATTTTTGCTACATCGTTAATCCAATCTGTTTCTTCTAAATCTAATATTGGCTCACGATTTTTGAATATAAATACATAACCACTAATAATGGCTAATGGAACTAATACACCTAAAAATATTTTTGTTGTCTTTTCCATTTTATAAATTTTCGTTAATTATTTTTAATTTATTATAGTTCGAATTTCTAATTCCTGTTCTAACTATTGATGCTCTTGTTTTTTTTATGTCTTGCCTATCAATATTATTCATTAATTTATATTGTCTATTAACCACCCCTCTAATTGTACTACTTTTTATTTTTAAACTTTTTTCTATGAAATTAGAAGTTTCATTATTTTTAAAATATCTATGAATAATTTCATTTTTTAAATCTTCTGAAATACCTCTTTTTTTATTGACTGAAATCATATTTTCAGACCATATAGAACGTCTTTCTTCATCTGTATATTTGGAACTACTTATCTTATTTTTTTCACAATTTTTTCTTCTATCTCTAAATGACAAACTTAATCTTTTAGCACAACCAATAACGCTATTTTTACCAACATTCATTATTTTAGATATTTCTAATTGAGTTTTGTTTTGATTAAACAATAACATAAATTCATCATATCTATCAATACCTATTGAATATTGACTATTAATTTTATCTAAATCCATAGTTGCTCCACCATTACCACCTAAAGCAACATTATAAATCATATCTTTATTAGATAATTTAATTTCTGCTATTTCTGCTTCACAAACTTCCTTATCAGTACAATATTCATTTAATACTATAAATTCGAAATTTTCAATACCATATTTTCTAATTGCTTTATGTATTAATAAGTTTGATTTATTTTTTGAATAATGCTGATGTTGTTTCCATCTTTTACAAGTATCTTTTGTTTTACCTATATAAAACTTTCCATTTAATTTATTAATTATTTTATACAAGTAAAACATATTTATAAATTACTATTAATAATCTCGGCAATCTCAAAGTGCATACCATCCATTCTACCAACAACTTTCCCATTCGAATTTAATCCAAAATGTCCGCCCCAATAGAATCCACATTCATTTGCAATTGGCACTAACTCACGAACACAACCTGTATGACCAATCATAGCAGGAACTTTACCAAGTCCATTATACGGCACATTTATATCAAATGCAGTACCCCAAGAATGATTACTTAATTGTGTGCGACTACCTCGAATGAATCGTGGATAAAACGCCCCTGCAAAAGATAATATTTTTGTGTGTAGATTTTCTTTTTCAAATCTCTCAAACATTTTCACAAGTTGATATTCACATTCGTTATGCCAACGCATAGCAGTAAACTTGCCATTAGTTGCTTTTGATAAAGCAGGTAAATTTACACGAACAATATTTTTGCTTTCCCAATCATCTGTAATTATTATTCCTTCGGGATTTTGTTTGGTAGGAGATGCTTTATAATCGAATTTACCGAATAATTTCTCCCTTGTTAAATTACCTGTTATTGGTAGGAAATTCGGTTTAGGTGGAACATTTGAATTATCAGTTGTTGAAATTACGACTTGATTTTGGTGAAAACCTAATTCAATGGCTTTGTTAAACGTAGAATTACCAACGATACCATCGTCAGTTAAGGCATATTTTTTTTGAAACTTTTTTGTTGCTAAATCAGTTGCATTTCCGAAATCATCGTCAATCGCACCTAAATATATTTTTTCTCCTCGAAGGAAAGTTTGCCAATCTCCAACTAAATCATTTCTATCTCCTTTTTTGATTACTTGAAAACTCATTGTCGTTGTTGTAAGATGGTTGTAACTGCATTTTTCAATTCGCTAATGACTTCATCCTTACCTTCGCTTCTTGCTTCCATACGAGCAAAGTTTATTTGAATTTCATTAATTGACTTAAAAATCATTTTCAAATCATCCTTAACTTCTTTCATATCATCTTTTGCCTGTGTTTCGTGTTGAACTTTTGATGTTATCTCTGTTTCTAATTTATCTTTCAAATAAATAAGGTCTTTTTTAAGTTCGGCAATAGTAACCTTGATAGTTATATATGAGCCGACTAAAGTAATAACAAAAGTTACGAAAAGAGGAATGTATTGACTAAAATCCATAGCAATTATATTTTATATTACAAAAATATAAAAATATGGATATTAAAACGAAATAAAAAACAATTAATGTAGTTATTTAACCAACCACATTTACAGAAATTCAGAAATATCTATTTTATTTAATGCTTTTTTACCATTGTAGATGTAAACATTTGGTTTACCGCTTTGGTCAATAGCATATACTCGTGCATTAATTTCTTTTGATTCTATTTCATTTTGATTTGAAAGACGAATTAATGAATTTTTAATTGATTCAACAATTACGTTTGCAAAAATTACTTTCATACCAAGTATTCTTGCCCAACTTAACTCTGAATAATATTCTTTTCCTTTGAAAATAGAACAATTAACTGAATTTTGTTCGTTATTCAATTCCATTTTAATTCTTAATTCTTGTAGGGAGATTTTATCCTTTTTGCTTATTGAAGTTAATGCAGAACGCATCACACCCTCAACTACATCTTCATTTATCATTTGGCTCGTATTAATTTCAATGACAAATATAATTATCTAAAAAGATAAATGCAAATTATTTACTTTAATAATTCATTATATTTTGAATTGTATCTTCAAACCAAAAAGGCAACTTCTTTAATGTGAATAATGGAGTTCCAATATCGAAAGTTCCTTCTACTTTTATTTTGGTTTTCTTTCTACCTGCTTCGGTTAAGAATCCTGCTAAATTATCAGCACCTATTTTTAATACTTCCTCTGTTGTAATATAAACATTAGTTGGTATGATAGATGTGCCACGACCAAATACTTCT